GTTCCTACTCCTATGATCATCGTTGCTCAAGAAACAACGAGTTATAATAACTCGTCTTGAGCAACCCTGAAGCCCAAGTCAAATAACTCAAAGTTACTTAACTTTGTTGGCTTGTGTAGTGGTATATTGCAGTTACCGCCAGTTAATTCTAGCAGTGACCGTAGTACGTCGTACTTACACTTAGTGGCATAATGCCCCTTATTGTAATAACGATAAGTATCGATATTTGGCACATTTGCCATTTCTCTATACTCACCATTCATCCATGAGTTGTAGATACTGTACTCATCTTCCGTTTCTGGAAGATACTCCATCAGCTGATCGCTAAGTGCGAACACTAACGGATGGTTCGGTTCTACAGGCACCTGACAGACTTTCTTTGGAGCATCGGGTTTGTTGATCCCGATGGTTGTAGTCCAAAAGATGTAGTTTCTCGCGATAGCGAGTCTACTCTTAAGGTCACTCTCCTCGAGGCTGAGCAATTGCTCAGCTCAGTTTCCCGGTTTAACCTTCAGTAATGGAGGCATTCCGAGAACTGGTTCAGGGAGAGACAACATGTCTGCTACCATTTTCCCTTGGTTATAGGAAGATAGTAAGAGATCCAAAGACGGGCCGAGAAATGAATCCTCGTACCCACGCTCACGCGCGATCCTGACAAGTTCTAGAACTTGTTCGGGTTTCGTGCGTATGTCTTTAAGTAGATGAACCGGGAGACCGGTTACCTCTACATTATTGACAAAGAGACGCTTAGCGAATTCGGTATTACCGGACTCACTTTGCGTGCACTTAGCGTGAGACACAGCGACACCAAGTGCATTGATTGTTTCAATGTACTTATCGTATACACCACGAGATGTATCGATGGTATCGTCGCCAAGTATAAGGTATTTGTACTTTTGTACACCTACCTTGTACGCGCATCAGAGCTTCACGCAATGATGTGTTAGCGTCGATACAGGCCATGAGCTTAACACGCCCATGGGGTTACCACAGGAGTACTTTACGTCACCTTTCGGGTGATGAAAAGTCCTTTCTGAGATAATCTGTCGCCATAACCTACTTATAGTAGCGCCGTATGCGGCTTCTACCACCACTTCCTCGAGTTGAATCGGGAAGCGGTCAGTAAAAGCCGTCATATCAGAACTATATAAGCACTTTCCTAAGCCCTCAACAAGCTTAGGAATGTTGCTTTGTCTGTAGGTCACGTCACTTGGTAGAGTACGCAAAACTCTCATAAAGCCATCATGTATGGCTTGGAGAGCTGTGTTACTCCACCAGTCTGCTATAGCGATAACACGTGTTTTACACGCCTTATCACTTAGTAGAACGAGTTTGGAAGCTTTAAAGTTTCCCTCGTGTGATTTGTATGAGTCCATATTAAGATGAGGGACTGTTAATCCCATCATCTCTTTAATATTGGAAAGCAACTTTGGATCTCCCTGCCGTAAAGCAGTGAGGTCTTTAATTGCTGTAATAGTCGCAGGACCGTTAGGCCCTGCCCTATTACTCA